GCAGTACAAGAGGTCTCCAAACATAAAGAGCAGTTTTCCACAGCGTGTACCAAAGGACATCTGATTGTTGCTCACCCTTGCCTTGCGTTTGCCCAGAGCGTGCCTATTGGCAACGCTCATCAAATAGTTTTTGTGCTGTTCTCTCTATGTGCTCAACTGTGCCTCTAGAGAATGAGCATAGTTCTTCCATCATCTCAACAGTCAATTTGTTGTGGACTCTGAAATCTTCCCATGCTGTTTCAAAACAGTCTTCCAATAATGCTTCGTGATGTAGGGTGCTCATGCTTGGTTCCTTTACTACTCTTTAATAATACCAATAAAAAACCCCTAGTGGGGGTTGAGTGTGCCAGTTTGTGAACTGTCTGAGGGCAGCTGGATTATTTGAGTTGGATCTCGTAATCTATAGAATTGATGCACCAACCCGATGCCGTGGTGATCTCCTCTATAAGGTCATCCTCGTCATCCGCTTCCCAGACTCCCAAGGCAAGGTCTCTACATTCAATTTCATCATCAAATGAGATTGTCCCTTGAGAGTCGTTGAAATCAAATTCAATTTCAGTGACGTTGAATTTCATAAACCGTTTAGAAAATCGTGCATTGCTTCAACGTACTCATCATAAGTGCCATTGAACCAATCTGGTTTGACTTGAGCAGGTGTCTGAGACCCTTGCCCGTGGACACACTCCCTAAGAGTGTATCCCTTTTGTTGGAGTTGTGGAAAAAACTCCTGGAAGTTCTGACTATTCAAATTCTGCACCTACGATTGATTGTACAATTTCAGATGCCATTGAAATCGTCATCCAGTCCATTTCAACATCTTGCATTTCAAGGAAATCACATGCTAACTCAAGGTCAGGCATTGCACCTTGCTCACCCATCAAAAATCTCAAGTATCCTTCAAGATCAGATAGAGCGAAATCAAGATTTGAGGTCATTCACGTCTCCGTTTGGTTTACTCTTATATAATACATGAAAATCACGCACACGCACAAAAAAGTGGACAGTTTCTCAACCGTCCACGGGCAGCTGGTTTTTTAGTACGATGTACAGTATTCTATTTCTATACCCTCGCAACTCAGATCCTCAATTGAGAGTTCAGCATATTTGCCAAAGGCAGCTGCCTCCTCTTCCTGGTCTTTGAGTTCTTGCTCCCAGTCCATAGGTCCTCCGTGCGAGTAAATGTATTTAGAAAAAAAGAGGGTTGCCCCTCTTTTAAAAACCAATTTCAAAACCGTCATAGAATGGTTCTGTCCCACCACGTGGGGTGTTGATAAACCAATTCCAGTTTTGCTGGAAAACTCCTACACCCATTTGCCCGATCCCGTCAAGGATCGCATTCAGTCTAGACTTGGTTGTGACAGTTTGCCAACCGCCATCAAATAATAGCACCTTGTCATTTTTGACTGTTGCAATTAGATTGTTATGCAGTAGTACATGTGCATTACCTGCATCAGAGATGGAAACACGTGTGTTATCCTTTGACCAGTCAACCCTGTTACGGATTGCGTTGTTCATTTCTCTTTCAATCTTTCTCATGAAATGCTTTTTATGTGTGTACATTCTTAATATACATGATATCAAATGCATATGGGGCAATCTTGTGCCACTTTGTCAACTGTCACCGTAATCATCACGATAGTCCTTGAATTTTGCTATCCTACGTTTTGAGGATCGCTTCATATTCTTAATATTGTATCCATAATCTTCATCCTGCTCATAATAGTCATCTGGTCTCGCATCCTTAGTTGGACGAAAGTTCTTCTTTGACATGATTTTGGTAGATGTACAACAAAATGGGTAGTTATTTAGTGACTGGGACTAGTTTGTTCTCTTTTATTAGAGAATGGAGTAGTTTTCCACAGCTTCCCTTAGTCTCAAGGGTCTCAGACAGTCTTTTAGTGAAACTATCTGTGTTTTCACAGCTAAATTCATATTCTTTGTCAATATTACTGTTATATGTTACAAATACAGAGTTTTTATCTACTTTTACTCTGAATAAAGCTGAACTATTGAGGTTTTCGTAATTTTTCACAAACATGTTAAATGTAAATTTATTAAATTCTTTAAAAAGTCAGTTTTTCGTTTTTTTGGCTTTTTTAACTTTCTCAAAAAGTCAAAAAACTGACTTTTTAAGATTTTGAGTTTTCCACAGGTTGTGGAAAAGTGTATTTCTGAAGTTTTCCGAATGTTTAGTTTTCCACAGGTTGGGGAAAAACTCAGGATCCTCCTTAACTCTCCCCTTATTATAAAGGATCTCAGAGGGTTTCCGAGGGTTAGTGTGCAACTTTGAGAACTGGCACAACCGTACTTGACTTTCGGTAGGTGGCAGGCTAAGACTACATCAACACCGCACATTACCTATATTTAATTAAACATTTCAAAAGTTTTCCACAACCCTGTGTAAAACCTTGTAACATCCCTGTGACACCAACGTGCGGATAGTGGTACAAGGATACTATCCTATACTATCTTTTGTCTAATTTGTCTCTCTTTCTCATTGGTGTCTTTCTACCATTAGCTAGGTCATGTTTTAACTTCTTCAAATACTTAAGATGATCTCTGATCTCTTTCTTTGATATCATATTCTATCACGATTTTCTTTGATGTTCTACCTATAGAATTGCTAGTCTCTAATCGTGACATGTTACCATCTAGTAGTGCTGTTAGTGTTAATAACTCACTAATGATTTCTCCTTCATCTACATGAACCATGGTCTCACATCCTTTATAGTCTTCCACACATTCTTCCTTACATTCTTTATCATTGATATCACATTCACTATGACATTCCATGAGTTGTTCTGTACATTCTTCTTGTGTGGTGGCTTGATTTCTTTTAGATACATTATTCTCCTTCATAATCATCCTCCATATGACATGCAAGATGATGTTGACGTTTTAGGTATTGATAGTATGTATCAGGTGGTGTTATGATTACCTTAGCATCCATCTCACTATTGGTCGCATTAGGATTAGCGTCTATTTTCATTAGTAAAACCTCGGTTCACTGCCTACTTCAATATCTATAGTGTCAAATATCCTGTTAAGTGCATTAGCATATGATCTATAACCACTGCCTACGTACACTTGACCAGCTACCACACTGAAGGTTGCAATACCCCAGAAGATATAATAGAATTTACTTTTCACTTGGTTACGTGCTTTCGTGATCTTGTGTGTCATTTCTTTCCTGTATAATGATAAGCAGTGTATTCATTTTGCTTTAGTTTATGTTTTCTTATCCATGCTTGTATCCTATCAAGATCATCAAACCATGCCTTATTAAGATGGTCTTCATGTTTCTTTCCTGGAAAGAATGCATAAGGGAAGCGATTAAGATGTGGGAACAATTCCTTATCTTTGCTTCCTTTTATTAGAGGAGTTTTGCTTACTGTTACGTTCTTTCTCTTGCTCGTTGAACCACTTGAAGTAGTCAGAGTCGTTAGATTGTTGTTCAGAGACTTTTGTGTCCGTGGCATTCTTTCTCCTATTTTGTTTTGGTCTTAGTTTCAATGTACCAATGCTCCTTTTCTATCATTTCATCACAACATGTGCAACTTAGTGCAGACCATGAGAGATGATATACCTTTGTAATTGTGTTGCAGTTAGGGCAACATATATGAGATCCAGACCGCCGAGTGCGTGAGCGTTTGTGAATCGGTGAGAATGTAACTGAGATCATTTCTTTGCTGAGTGTTTAATAATACTATCAAGGGCAATGGAATATCTTATATTACTCTCTTTACCGTTAGGTGTGGCGAAGTGTTCTACCCAACTGGGAATAACAACTATTAACCCACTCCTAGGAATAACTCTCCATAGGTTAGCATTGTATATATTAAACCTATCAACAACAGAGTTTTCATTAGCTTCAGATGATATGACATAGGGCAAACTATCGTTAGGATTAACTAATTCTAAGTGTCCTACCTCATCACCTTCAACATATGGATAATAGATTGAATTAAATGTCGCTTCAATGTGCCTATGGGCAACACCAAAGCGTATGTTCCAATCTGTATTCACCCAACCCTTCTTAAGATCCTGATAATACTGTCTCTTAAGACCTAGTTGCGTGTGTAGATCATTAAAGATCGCACGTACTTCCGCATAATACTCTGTTAGTTCAGGTTCTGCTAATCCTAACCTAATTCTACCATTTACATCACTCTCTTGACTGCGTATCCAGTGTAATACCCTATCATGGTCAATGTTCAGTTGTCCTTCACATAAGAACGAACTGAAGATAGGTGTTACATTCAACTGTGATGTCGCATTCATTTGTTTTGATTGATCTCATGTAGAATTGCTTCAGCAGATGCATGATCACCCTTATTATATGCTTCAGCATACTTAAGGATGAGCAAACGCATCTCATCACTCATTGATGAGTTCTTCGTAGTATCCTGTGATTTCTTCTTCATTTGAGAATAAGGTTTCCTCCTCCTCTAATTGATCTGGATCTAACCATTCAAACCACTCATCAGCAAAACACATCGCATCATCAATGCGTTGGTCTTTCATCAGTTGATTGAATCTAGTGCATACCCACTCATGTAATTGATCACGTTGAGCAGATACAACAGTTTGTTCGTTATTCATTAGTAGGGAACTCCACGTTTAGTTTTGCTTGAGCTAGTGATGCAACCATATTCCAGACAGTTTCACCTGAAATGATATGTTGATCACAGAAGTATTCAACTGTATCCTCCATGATCTCCATGAGTTCTACTAGTTGCTTTTCTTGATTCATTTCTTTATCAGAGTGAGTGTGTTGGATAAATGATCGTATGATACAAACTCCACATCACGTGGTAGCATACGATTGAGAGCAGCAGCAAAGTCATTAGGAAACTTCCTGAATGCTCGCCAGTAGCGTAACACTCCATCCTCATCTAAATCAGCACGAGGAGTGACACTAAATGAATATTCCCCAACAGTACGTCTGCTAGGAAATGGTTCTACTAATGTCTGAATGTAGTCAGCAAGTGGATTTGGTTTCATTTTGAATGATGAATGTATGTAGTATAGTATAAAATGAAGGAAAGGTCAACCCCTATCTAAGATAGAGGTAACCACCTGCCCAGTCTGCTCTCTTAAAGCACTCTGCTCTATTCTCATCATCTAATAGATTATAACGTACGTACTTAGTATGTGGTGACTTCCATGATGCAGGTTTATAAACTGCACCAGTCTTCTTATCTACGAATGCATGTACGCTAGTATCTTTATACTCATTCCTATCTTGGAATGTATCATACTCTACTTGTATAACCTTGTGATACTTACGTCCTTCTTCAATTCTAAATGTAATTACATCTTTCTCAGTACCATCTTTGAGAGCATTCAGTCTGTTACGTGTCCATTCTGAACCTTCACCTCTAGCTAGAAGTCTCTCGTTAGATTCTATCCTGTACTTGATATATTGCTTGCCCAACACTTCACATAGTTCCTCAGTGTACTGTCTAACAGTTTCTGTAGTAGGAATGAATTGAGTTTTGGTCATTTGAAATAATTAGATTTGAATTGAGTGTTAAGAGGGAGTGGGTCTGCACAATGGGTTTCACCCAAGAGACCAAATTTACCCTACGGGAATCGCTTACACCTGAACCCCCACCACTTGCACATTGGACTTACAGGACGTAATTTCTCTGCTGAACAGAGACAACCATAGATCCTTGCGTGTGCTCAACCATCAGTCATCTGTGTGCTGTGATAGGTTTCTACCAACGATCATGTGACTGCTTTAGGGTCTTACACTCATTGCTATCCCATCCCCATATGCAAGAATAAATTCTGCTTTTTCGGGTTTAAGTATGGACTCTCACCATACCCAATGGATGCCCATGTCAGTCTAGTCGGTAGGTTTGGGGCGTAGGAACCACATATCCCTCTCAACATTTATATAATAGTATATTTGAAGGTCTGTGTCAGCATATAGTGTGCACTTTGATAACTGTCTACCATAGTGACACATCCATCACCCATTCTTGCTTTAATAGCTCTTTGACCTTAGTACAGATGAAATCATCATTCTTAATGCCCTTGCCACCTTGTTGATGGGCAAACAAACTATTAGCAGACTCTACATTATTAAGGAAATCTTCTTTAGTAAACCATACTAGTCTACACTCATCCTCATCTGGGTTGATGCCAAAGAATACCAGTCTCTCCCAATCCTTATCTTTACTGACATGATTGATGATGAACTGGTCTTTGTTAACTCCTCCCTTCTTATTGCGTGTAGCAAGTGAGAACTTAATCTCTGTTCTTATCTGATCAATTACTCTATCATGACCTGCAGTTGATGTTGGTGCTCTATCAATAGCATAACCCAACTCTTGCATATAATATGATACAAAACGCTCTCCAAACTCACCCTTTTGTTTGGGTGACATATACACATAACCCTTGAAAGGTGTATCCTCCCAAGGGTCTTGTACGTTTGATTCAATATAGGTGCGGAGTTTTCCGTCTTGGAATTGATCTTGGAACATAATAATTAAGGAATTAGGTTACCGTCTGCGTCATACCAGTCATCAGTCACATTTTCTATCTCTACACCATCATCATCAATGTCATCAAAGTATGAATCAGAATGATTGTAAGTGTGTAATCTAGACTGTAATGCATAGAATAGTGATGGTTCAGATTTCTCGTAAACCATTAGTGCGTCTAGGATTGTAGTGAGTTGATTCTTTGAGAGTTCAACGTTCATGCATAACTCCGTGTCTTTACCTTATTATTATAGTGCATACAGAGTGGATGCGGAACAATAATATACAGTTTGTAAACTGGCACACCATCTATTGCACTTCATCCCATTTTCTAGGATTATGAGGACACGTAGCAGTTGAGAATCTTGCCTTAATGGTCATCAGACAACCGCATAGCTTACAGTTATCAAGAATACCAAGAGAACTATCATCTTTAATAGTCCTCCTCCCTTCTCTGTCTGGTATCCATCCTTTCCAGTAATCTAACTGTACCTTATTAAGATACTCACAGCCATGACATATTGCTAACCGTTCGTTATATATTTTATCATCAACTATGAACTTCTTTCTCATTAGTCTCTCTACGATTCTTGATATATTTAAGTTGACACCATTGTGATTCATGACACAATAATAGTGTATGAATCTTCTTATGTTTCATCTCCTTACCACTAGTGTATATACAAGTTTGTTTATCCTTAACACTAGTTTCAATTGTAATGTAAGGTGGATGCCATGGAAATCCTTTCTTCTTTGGTTCTGGGGTACCCTTAAAGTATACCCAACCTTCATCTATGAGAGTTCCACCCCAATACTCACGTTCCCATACAACGTAGTCACCAACTTGGGGGTTGTATTTTGAATTAGTCAACGACATCAAACTCTTTCCTATCCTTATTTGCTGGATTAGGTAATCTGAACATCTCTTTCAGATCATTGAGTTCTTTCAGTTCTTCTCTAAGCTTATCTATTTGTGCTTGTAGAATTTGGAAGTTGTGATCATTATTATTCTGAAGCATTAATATGTTGTTGATTGCTTCCTTGAATTCGTTCTCTTTCATGACAGATGAGTTGGTATAGTTGACGGTGTAGTTCAGTTTCTACTGAGTTTAAGTGTTCAAGTATAAAATCTTTATCTTGATTATCACGAGTCAGTTCAATGACATTATTTATTTGTGTCAGTGCTGACAACAAACGTTCCTTCTCTGTTCTCATTAATATCTAGATGGATACTCTGGTGGTTTATAATTATCTAATCCAAACTCTTGTTGATGTCTAGTCTGAAGATATTGAATCACTTCATCTCTCCACTCCATCAATTCATGGAAACATTCTTGATTATGTGCACATGCACGAAGATGGTGATCAGGTTTATGTACTGATTCAGTAAAGATGGTTAATGCATCTCTACGCTTTTCATGTTTATTTGTCATTAATCATCAACACTGTCAAAGTTACTTATATCACATACAGGAACTTCATGTTCATCATTGATAATATACCAATGCTGCATTGTACCATGTAATTCTGGATGTCCAACAAAATCTGATGGATATTCACGTTCACCAATGTATCTGATCTGATCTTCAGGAATATCATTATCCCTCATGATCGCTTGGATCTTATAATGCATCAGCTCGTATGGAGCTGGCACAGTCATCTGTGTCATTCAAATAATGCTAATGTAAAAATTCTACCACACGTTAAGGTGTGTGTCAACCTGGATTTGCTGGTACTTTGTTACCGTATGGTTGTGACCCACTTGGATTCATAACATAGCACTCAACAAAATAATCCATGTCTGATAGGTCAGTTGATAGTGGGAACCAATCACCTGCTGTTTCTATTGCTGTTGTCTGACTATCAAATTCATAGAATGTATATCTATTAGTAAATACCTCACCAATCTCATCTTCTGGTATGAAATCCTCATAGTATGTTTTTACTGTTGCTTTCTTGGTGTCATCCAATGCCATCCAATCAGATGTATCAATAACCAATATGTATTTGTTTTTATTCTTTGCAAAGTAATGGACTACTTCAAATAGTCTCTGTGCATTCATTGATACTAGCATTATAATTCTCCATTTTCAAGACGTGCAATTAAATTATCTAACCATTCTTCACCCTTAGCTTCTATCTGTGCATCTGTCATATTCACTGCTTCTAATGTCTCTGGTGACATCTGACTTTCACCTGAACTATCATAGTTTGTATATCTCTGTATACCTGCCCGTTGAGCAGTTGCTTGAGTTCTATACTTTGCAACCTCTATTCTACCCATTGTACCAAACTCTGCTTGTGCTTGAGTTATAGTTGATAGAACTAGATACGAGGTCATCTTCTGTGAGAAGTATTTCAACGAGTTGCTTGATAGTTTCCAGAAATGATATGTACTATCTAGAAAATCCTCATCATTACCTTGTTGACCATATGCTAATAGTGCTTTTTCACTAAGACCAACTGTTTTCCTTGTATTATATTCTGTTGGTGTGATGGGGAAGATAACATCATTTGCATTCTGTGCATCTCCTCCTTGTGCATTCTTTTTAGGATTATTTCTAATCCATTCTCTATATGCTAACCATTGAGCTGCTAACTCTGTACTTAATCCATTATCAGGTAATTGTGTCCAATCACTATCTTTAAGAAGAAATACTCTAACAAGATTAACCTTTTCCCACGTTAATATATTAGTCTCTTGAATCTTTCTTTCAACTGCCTTCTGATACTCTGCCTCAGTTATATCCTTATAATCAAAGAACTTTTCTCTCAATGAAGTGAACAGTGCATCCACATCATATTCAGCAACACCAGCTGGGTCAAATTCATAACTGGACCACTTACTCGTCTGAGTCTTATGATCTCGTTTATACTTACTACGTTGTATTAAATATGTACCATCTGCATGATAGACAAACAACTCCAATTGATCCTTATCAGAATTCCATAGAGGTGTAATAATTGGTTCTATCTCAGAATTCCAATAATCATCATTAAATTGCTTTTTAACACCCTGATAAGAAACTATCCTATCAAAGACATTAAAAATCATTTGTGCAGTTGAAGACGTTGCCATCAGTATCTTGATCTTTATGTATTATTTATCCTACATCGCTTTGATGAGGTACTTAGAACGATGATATTTAGTGACAAGAGATAAACTATCTTGAACACTTGCAGTACCTGCTACAGATATTGGTGTGGATGTAGATAGAGTTAATGTACCATCAGTGAATCTAATATTAGAATCTCTTGCAGTAACTACTCTTCTAATCTCATCAATACCATCTTCAGGTCCACAATCACCATCATTACCAGGAATTGATGCATTTAATGTTGGAACAAATATTCTTTCAGTGTATGTTGCATACCTAACACCAAACAATGCAAGACCCCAGTTATCATTAACAGATCCACCTTGTTCATTTGGGTTGTCTCCTGAACCATCTGGTCTTGTTTGTCTTATTATTAAATATATACCATTTATTCTTGCATCACTTTCTTCATCAATATCAATACTATAATTTGCCCAACCTGAAGTTCCTACATTTTGTGGATCTGCTACAGCTTGAAGCACAGTTTCAGATGTTGCATCCAATGATACTTTAAAATAACAATCTATTGCTTCTTCTGGTGCTTCACCACCATTAGAGTTATTACCTTTAATAACACCAAATGTAATCTTATCAGCATTAAGTAAGTTTAGAGGACCGATTTGTAAGAATCTACTACCAAGACCACTGTATCTAATATGTCTATTAGCCATACCATTACTAATGTTAGTTGCAAGTCCAAAGTTATCACCAACAGATCCAACAACATCTAATGCTTCACTTGCTGAGTGCCATATATTAGCAGCAGCACCTGTGAATGGTGCACCAGCATTTGCTATATCATAATTACCATCTGGGAAATTTGGAACTTCATAATATCTACCTGAAGGTGCAGATATACCAACTACATCATCATCGCCAGGTAATCTACCATAACATCCAATTTCTACTCTACCTGGATTACCATTTTGTATAGCAGCACCTTGATTACCTGCACCACCAGAACCACCATCACCAACTTCAATAAAGAATGATGTTGATATATCATCTGAAGTTGTTAATGGTTGCATTGCTATATTCAATGCAGCACCACCACCTCCACCACCTCCAGAGGCGTTGAATCCTTCTTCTTCAAATGTTGCTGTGAGTGTGACATAACCACCACCTGTAGATCCAGATGATTCACTAGGAGAAGTGACGTAAGTTGTACTGATTGCTGATCTACCAGCATTACCACCTGATCCTGAACCTGTATTAACATGACCAGCACCAGCGACACCACCAGCACCACCATTACCTCCACCAGTGGGGCCAGCACCACCGCCACCACCTCCTCCTCCACCAGAGGTACATCCTTTTGATCCACCACTTCCACCAGGATTGAATGTAAATAGATTTGCTTCATATAATCCACTGGTAGGTCCGAGACCTGCACCACCAGTCCAGCATGGGTCAGTGATACCACCACCGTTCCATCCTCCACCTGAACCACCGCCACCGCCACCGCCGCCAGCAGCAGCGATTGCTTGACCAAAACCAACATTTAGAGACGTGCATCCACCGCCACCTCCTCCAGATCCACCATTACCCCATGCACCTGAACCTGATGTACCACCATTAGCACCATTAGCACCAGAACCACCATTAGCTGATGGTTCACCTACACTTCCTACTTGTTGGTTTACACCTGGATCTCCTTGTTGTCCTATAGTCCAATCAAGTACACCATTAAAATTCAACAATCTTCCTGTGACCCTTCTACCTGGAGATCCAGTACCACCACCATAACCAACACATCCTCCTATACCATTAGCAGGACCATTACCACCAGCACCACCAGAAATATCAAAGTCTACATATGAAATTGAAGCAATTTCCTCATCTGGTACTCCAACAATATCATTAACATCTATACTACCAGTAGTAACGTTTGTACCAGTAGTTATCAATTCTTCTACCCTAATCTCCCATAGATTAGTACCTGCACTAACTCCCTTACTATATCTAAATGAACCAGCAGTATTTCCAGTTACTATCTGTGCACCATCTGCGTTAGAACCAACACTTGCACCATTATAATAGTATGTGTATGTTCCACCTCCACCTCCACCTTGTAACTGTTGCTCTGATACATCACAAACCCAATTCATTTCTGATGTACTATTAAAGGAATTTACATATGCTCCTGTTATTGAACTAACTTCACAAAGATCAAACCTTTGAGTTGGAGAATGCTCATAAGTAGGGAATTGCATTTGTTGTACTTCTATTTCATACCTAGTTTGTGGTTGATTATTAATAGCAACAATTTCTACCTTAGCATTACAGTCATTTCCATCACCATCCTTGAAACATAAACCAGGAAATGCTGGTGGTGATGGAATTACATCAAATCCAGCAGCATTCATACCTGTTATAGTACAAGGATAAATTGTATTAGCTGTTACTGCTATGTTAACATGAGTAGTATCATCTACACCTGATGTTTGTCCCTGATTCTGAGTAAATGATACAGTTTGTCCTCCAATCTGCCATGATACAGTTCCTAATGCATATCCATTAGATCCACCGTCTAACCATTCAAAACGAAAATCTACTTGAGCAAATCCAGTACCAGTAACTTTTAAATCTCCACTACCACCTATAAACTCAACTGCAATATCAGAAGTACCTGCTAATTGAGTTCCTCCTTTAAATCTATAACAACCCCAATAGTTCCATAGACCATTTTCATATGTTGGACCATTTCTTCCATATGGGTTGACTGCTCTTAAAACTCCCTTATAATAAAAATGGTATCCCATCAGGCCAGATTTATTCTGAGGATTAGGATTTCCTGGATCTATAACCAAACCATTTGGATTTGAACAGGTCTCCATAAAGTTTTGTGCAGTGAAGTTTGCACCAGGTCCATATACAGTAGTCCAACTTTCATCTCCCGTTTGTCCAAATATAGTTGAACCTTGAATCTGAGTACCAGCACCAAGATCCCAATTTAAACCAGCAGTAAAAGTTGGTGGAACCTTCCAAAGATTTTGCTGTCCTAAACCATTAGGACTATTAACTGCAGTTGTTTTAATCTCAGCTGTACGAACTGGTGATATTTGTATAGAACATGGCCATGTTGTCACCCATGATCCCGTAGATTGTCCCGTTAATTCAACATAATTATTACCAGCACTATAAGCAGGACCATATACTTGTGTCCAACTAGTAGTTGATGTGCTCCAAGTCTGTGTTGCACTTCCTGTTGATAGAAATTCATCATATGAACCAGCACCACCATTACCTCTATCATTCCATCCAGCTATTGGTGGCAATCCACCAGCAGGAACTGCACCATTACCTATACCACCAGTAGTTCCGTTATCACCATTAGATGTAATATTGAATGTAAATCTAGGATCAGTGAATATCTCTGTAGGTATTGTCCATGTACCACCTTGTCCACCTTGACCTCCATTAGTACCAGCTTGTCCACCTTGTCCACCACCAGCAGTAATAGTATATGGATTACCATCAACAGTTAAAGTTACAGAGGAATCAAATCCATTTCCACCTGAACCTGAGGAACCTCCTCCTCCACCTCCACCACCTGCAATTCTCATGGTATAAGATGTAATATTTTCTCCACCAGCATTTGCTGCTATATTTGCAGTACCACTATCATATGTGTTTATAAATCTTTCTTCACCAGTTCCTGGTGTAGTAACTATGATCTCTTTACCACCAATAACAGTATTATCATCAACCACCCAAACTCTTGGTGTTGGTGTAACAGGAACTTCAGTGAAATATCCTGACGCTAATCTAACAGAACCAAAACCAGCAGATTGAGTTTCATCACATAAGCATTGGAATGATGCTAGTGTAAAGTTAGCTTCTAAAATAGTATATGCACCATCCAAACTAGTTTGTGTGTTTGATAGTATTATATTATCACCAATTTCAAATGTATGATTTGCTGTGAATATTATTGTTAGAACACCATTTTGAGCAGCAGCACTAACAATTGGAAGTGATCCTGGTTCTGTAATCTTATAGTTATAGCATCCATCCCAGTTACCATCTTCACCTGCTCTTAGTCCAATTTTTGCAAGACCATAGGCATCATATCCATTAGGATGGAAAGTAGTACCAACTGGAGTATTTAATGTACCACTAATATTATTTGCACTCCTATACTCACCAATTGGATCACCACCTGATACATTACTATCAGATGTCTGTTGTATTTCTATAGTTAAAGGTTGTTCAGCAGCATCACGATATATTGCAGGTATATCAATTTCTCTATTCTTCCATACTTGATAACTTGCATCATATGCACCAAATCCAACACTATTATTGTTTATATTATATGAACCAGCAGATTCCATCAATTCATACCATGTTGATGTTGGAGCACTACCAGCACCTGTAAATCTTATTCTAAGATTATCACCAACATCATCACATCTTTCACCACCATTAATATCATTACCAGCAATTCCTAATGCAAAGAACTTACTATATCCTTCAACATTTAAAGTGAATGATGCATCTCTAGTTGCTTGATGAGTTGCGAACGTTGTACTACCTGGACTACCAAATGCTAAGTATTGTGATCCACTACCAGGACTCACAAATCCACCAACTTCTCCTACTCCATTACCCCAATTAAGTAATGCAGTACCATTTAATGTCCATACAAGCTCAGCATCAGTAACATCCCATGTCTTATCTGGTAATGCGTTTGTTTGTTCTTTTAATCCAATACCTTCTACATTACCAAATGTAGATGTCTTTGGACTTAATGGTCTATATCCTAACAATCCATGAGAGTGACCTAATGTTTCTCCACTGGGTAAATTAGGTATAAAGTTCTCAATATATCCTTTTACCTTACCATATCCTGTAGTAAATGTATCAACACCTTCTGCGTTAGCTTCAGTAACATCATCTGGTTCACTATGTAATAAGTTATGTAAGTGTGATGGTGGTCTTGCAAAGATATAATCTTGAATTGGTCCTACAGTATATTTCTTTTCACCAGTTAAATATGGTTGAACTAATGTAGTAACATTTGCATATCCTGTAGTAAGAACATCACTTATCTCATAGAATTCAACAGGATCTTCAATAGTATCTGTACCAATAAACCATTGTCCACCAACATCACCAACATTCATGGTGATTCTATCTCCTACCAAAGGAGTACCAGCACCATTAACACCTTGACCAAATCCAATTAACTTTCTATCTCTATAATCAGGTACTCTAAACTTACCAAGTACCTGTGGTAAATCTGAAATACTAAATGCTTTTCTTATTTTAATACGTGGTTGGTTAGTTAAGTCACCAATAATTACATCTAAACTTGTGTCTACAATACCAGAATTACCACCAGTAACATTAAAATTCTGTGTTAGCTGTGGATTTCTATTGTATAATGGTATTAATGATCCAGCACCAGCAGTAAAATCTTGATATGTACAAATCTGTTGTGAATTATTTAATGTTGCTTGTACATGAAATCTATAGATATGCTTCTCACCTGTTGGTGGTTGTGGTCCTGAATAACCATTATTAACCCATTCAGGAGCAGAACCAATTGATGATTGTTCTACAGTATTTTGTTGCAATACAACACCAGCAGGCATTTGTTGGTTAACACTAAATCCTGTAAATGTATTTGGTATATTCTGAACATGCCAATTAGTTCTTACATCTGTAGATAAATCTTCAATTAATATTTCATAGGTATCTACAATAACACCAACAGGTAAACCACTTAAGTTTGCCCATGAAAATGCTGGTGTATCATTATTAGCATTAGCATATTGAGAATAACCTGTAGGGTATCCTTGTCCAGTTAAAGGATCATATGTTCCTGGATCAAGAGCAGGTACAGTACCATAATTAGTCTCTGGTAATACAAGAGGATAATTTAGATCTGCTGTCTGTATTAATGTTATTGATGTTATGACCCAGTTAACAGTACCACCTGGACTACCACCTGTATTATTATCAGGATCATAATTTATTAATAACCTGAATACATGAGTATCAGCTTGTGATGCAAGTGATTGAAATGTTTCTGAATATTCTAAAAGATATTGTGTACCTTGTACTACTTGTCCATTAGCAGTAGGATAATCATTTAATAATTCAAATGTTAATTGAGCACCATTTGGAACTACTCTTGTATACTCAGTAGAATTTGGTATTGGTTCTGAATGTATCTCAGCATATACATTACCATTATCTACAAATGTTCTATAAACTGTACCTGGTGCACCAGATACCTCTGATCTTATAGCATTATTTGATGTTGCTTCTGTTGTTAAATTATAATCATTACCTATCTTTTCATATAATAATGGATACTTCCTAATATCATACTGTTCACCATCACAATATAAAAAATTTCTATAATTATATGATGGATCCAAACCACCATTTCCTTCCCCAGTTATTGACGATCCTACATCAGTAGAATAACTATCTACCAATGAAGGAACGATAGCACCTATGCTCATATAAGAGCCAGTTTTATCGCTATAAAAATTTGGGTAAGGAGACCTATATTGTACCATCAGATTTTAATTAGATATTCCGTGACGATGTATGGCTGAATGTATTTATCTGCCTTCTTAGAGTTGTTTTTCTCAATAGTAATCTTAGAAACTAGTCCACTATCAGCTCTAGCAAAAGTAGCTCTTGTAATCATTTTATATGTGTGCTCTTCATCAGAATTAAAATCAATTCTATGTCTATGAGAACCATCATTACCAGTCTCACCAACAATTGTTGTTATGTTTGCAACTCCAGTTGGTATTTGATTATAACTATCTGGATCACTACTAGAGAATGGCATATTTTTACAACCAGAACCATATCCCCAACCACTTGGATAGTTATTACTGTCTCCGTAGTTTTCTAATTCAGATGAGTTAATAGGTGTGTTTCCTTGACCATCCATGTCACAAAAGTCAACACCAAATAGAACTAAACCACAGTTACATCTCTGATACAGTGCTGGATCATAACTAACATTACCAAACTGTACTGTAAGAGGAGGAGCTGCATTATTATCTACACCAACATTACCACTACTACACCATGTATCATCGCCTAAATTTATAAGTCTATTATCCCATGAAACATTAGACCATGTGTTAGAACTATTTGGTTCATCAGCACATAATGCTTGCTCTGGCCATAAACAATATCCACCACTACCGAAGTTAGTACATCCATTGAAACATGCACCATAATATGAATACCTTAAGTTACCAATAACAGTTTGGTTAGCAAAGTATGTTGTATTTCCCTGCATCAAATTCTCCCACTGATGCCTACACAATGGTTGAGTAGTATTAGTAAACCATTGGCATATATTTAATGTACTCAATGTCTTTTCATAGTTCCTCTGTCTAGATCTAAAATAATTTTGTGAATTATCTTTCTGTCTGTGTCTAGTAGTTGTTGATCTATGTAAATGTGGTTGGAATGCAGTATGAGGAACTTCAGTTGTTGCAGTATATACACCAGTATCAACAGTGAATCTTGGTTCACCTCTTAATTCTATTGTTTGTGGTGGTATATAAAAATCTCCTGTATAACTTAATTGATATGGACTATCAATATTCTGAACAACATCTAACTGAATACCAGATTTAAACTGAGTTGCACCATTTTCATCAGTAATCTGTAAATCATTATATAAACCAATGTTAGATGATGTTGTAGCTCTAATATGTTTATTCCTTAAGTCTGGAAGTTGAAACTGTTCATTAGTAATAACTTGACCATCTTTTAAATATTTTGTTTCTTGACCTACTCCTAAAACTGTTGCTAGTTCTGGATAAACAGAAGCAAATAAAATACTACCATCACATCTTAAATAACCAGCAGGTAATAAATTTCTATTAACAGGATCTTTAGGATCAGTTTCCGTAAGTTCTACTGGAAATGATATAATAGAACCAGTCATAGTTCCATGTTTTGCTTTCTCTTTTGTATAAAATCTTGCCATCTTAGAATGCCCTGATGATGTACATCATTGTTAACGAAGGTGTGTTTGGGTTTATTTGTACACTTAATGCAGTTGCTACAGATAATGGTGCTGTAGTTCCTGTAGCGATATCATTAACAAGAATGGTTGATGGTATGGATAGACTACCTCTAGACATACTAACTTCCATTGCATCATGAGTATGTGATTTTAAATCATTACTACCCCATCCTTCACCCAAATGATTTAAAGTTGTTGTATATGTATCAGTTACAGCTGTATTTATTGGTTGTAACTCACCTAATGAAGGATCATAAGGCATATCTTGAATATCTGTTAAGGGCATACTCTCCCCTCTTTGTTTCTCAGGGATATCTACTGATGCATAATAATTTCTTCTACCATTATAATATCCAGCAGGTGGGAATGCTCCTGTATGTGCTGATTTTTGAACAGCTTCTACTGATCTGTTATCATCATTATAACCAAAGTTATCATCATAATGATAGTATCTCTGTGGTATTGCTCTAGCAGCTGCAGGTACAGCAGGTATCATCTCTAATTCAGGGTTAATATAAACTCTATTGATACCATCTGGTAAACTTATTCCACCATCAAATTCATCCCACCATGAAATATTCTTTTCACCTGGTTTCCACCTAAGTGCTTCTGTATCTGTTTTTTGACCAGTAGGAGCAACAGCACCATAATCTGGAGATTTATCCTTTTCTGCTGCACCTGGAACAAATTCTTGTACTCCATTACCAAATGCATAAGCACCCCAGAACTGATCAAACTCTGCAGTAGTAGCAGGTTTATGTGTATGCTCTGGTATATGATCTACACCCAATTTTCTAGGTACAACATAAGCAGTATCAAAATAGATAGGATCATCCATTGTAATACCAGTTATCCTACCAGCAAGCTGACTAGATGGTTCTAGTGTAAATGTAATATCTACATCAGAACTAAGAAGTGTTGGTGGTTGTGTAGCATCAGGTCCGTTTTCACCAATATACTGACCCATTTCAATCTTATCTGCACCAGTAAGACTACTGCTGTTAGGTTGTTGTCTTTGTCCTTCAATATCAACTAACGCAAGTTGATTTAGATTAGGCAAACCAAACTTATCAACATGACCAAGAGATCCATCCTTATTATATGGAAAAGCATTAACTATACCATGATTAACACCATTAACAAATCCACTACCATCTTCTGGAAATGGACCGTATTCATTACCAAATGTAGCAGCAAGCAACGGATAATCTGCAGCATTAAGAACAGCATTAGTCATACTACATATAATCCAACCTGTTGGTATATTATCCAAAGTTTGTCCTATTTGAGAACTACCGCCCCAAGGCATTATAGTGCCTATTGGAGCGAGTTTCCCTGATTTGATTCTGTTATAGAATGCCATGTGTTAGACCTCTCTTAGCCACCATCCTTGTACAGAGGAAGAAACGATGGTGCCTTGTGAATCCGTTCCTCCTAGGTATACCAATGTGAATCCAGCGTTCGCTGTCTGTACTACAAGTTCACCTGAATTGTATGGTGTAGTACCACTCAATCCTATTGTAGTTCCAGTTGCATCTCCTTGTACTCTAGTATTTGGAGTCAATGCTCTAACAATCAACATTGTATCATAACCAAGATTTCCACCAACTTCAACAATTCTAACTTCATCACCTGTAGTTGGTGTCTCAGGTAAGTAAACAATTAAGTTACTTTGATCTGTTACGTTAACAAAGTATGTTACATTTGCTTTTAGATTTAGATCAGTGACATCAGATCCAGTAGAAATGTAACGTGAGTGTCTACCACCAGTCTTAGTATAGAAGTTAGTTAATCCAAATGCATCAATAGATTGATCTCTATTAATTGTAAATGTATTTGCACCATTAATACCAAGATTAGTTAGGTTAAACTGTGGACTCTTAGCTGGTGATTCAGAAGCAGTTCCTCTAATTGTAAGAGAATTACTTATCTCTGCATCACCATAAACATCAACAGCAAATGTAACTTGGTTTCCAAGTGTTAGAACTTCTTCAGGACCGAATGATGAGTAAAGTTTAATATCACCTCTACCAATTACACCAGCATCAAAGTAGATAGAACCAGAGTGATCAGCATGACCATCATCATTAATTACCTTAACGATACTTGTCTGTCCTACAGAATCTAAGATGTTAACTCCACCACCATATGATGTGAGTTCACCATTAAGAGTTAAGTTACCTCTTCTAAATGGTATAGTTCCATCTTGACCCAATTCGTTCATGGTAGCTGTATGAACAGTACCAAAGAGTGCGAAATTAACTAAGAAGTATTCACTATTTTCTGTGGTCTTATCATAAACACGTAACCAGTTAGTGTAATCTAGTTTAGTTTGTACAATAATACCATTATCAATGATAGCAGAGAGATAATCTACACCAGAACGTTGACGTAAATCAATATCTACAAGATTTGCAGACTTACCATGCTTAAGTATCCTTACTACATTAGTAGTTGCTTGAACATAGTTAGCAATATCATTAGCAGCAGTTCCTTCTTGTCCAGGAAGACATCTTAGAACCTTACCTGCTACATCAACTGCAGCAATCTTCATTATCTCCCATACACCAGTACCACCTGATGCTGTATTAACTCTAACTAAATCATCAACCTCAAATGCTCCAGTACCTTCACCAAGTGAATCAACCTGTAAGTAAACTGACCCTGGTACAGCACCTGTTGCTGCATTAGCTGATAAACTAGTATTAGGTCCGTTACCCTGTATTGATAGAGGATCTTCCCAGTAAGAGTAGATTCTAATATTATTCTCATTACCTTCATATCTTGCATATGATGTAGCAGTAGCTTCTGTATTTGGAAGTACCCTACTAATATCAAGTCTTCTATACTGATTACCAATTTCCATGGTAGCAGCACATGTATCAAAGTAAAGAGTATTCTGATCATTACCATTCTTAATGGTAAACTCTTCATTAACTTCTGCTCTGAATACAACATTAGTTAAGTTCTGAGTGCTAAGAATGTTTCTAGAAACCTTAATCTTATCTGAATCAATCTCTGTAATTCTAGTATCAGGAAGTAATAATGCACTACCAAAGTTAGATTCAAATGTAAGAATATCATTAACACTTAACTTAGCAATGTCAACAGAACTAATATTAGTGATATAGAATGTAAATTCTTCACCAGCATTAAGTTCAAGATTACCTGTAAATGTTCCTCTATCAATGCTTCCACAACCACCAGATATATCAACGTTATTATTGATGACTAGATCACCACCAATATATGTGTCACCATTTACAGAATTAATTGTGAATACATCATTAGCAGCACCACCATCACATCCACTAGAAACAACTAAGCTCTTAATTGTTTGTGAAAGTGTAGTCTTAACTTGGAATACCTCACCAATATCATATACAAGTGGTTCAACATCTGGAGCACTAGCAGCTCTACTAATGATAACATAATCGTTAGTAGCAATTTCTCCTCCAAATTCTGCAAGGTACACATTCTCTGTATTACCAACATCATCAATTACATCAGTAGTCCATGTAGCATCAAACTGTACGTTACACTTATAGATTGCTGTTCCATCAGGATGATCATTTCTTACACCTGTGAAAGTACCAAATGGTTCTCTCTCAGCAATGATATAAAATGGAGCAGTTGATATTCTTGGAGTAGATATAACTCTTAAGAATTCAACGTGAGTTAAACCACCAGAGTTAGATGCAGCAAAGTATCTTACATTTGTAATACCATAGTTATCTACACCAGTGTTACTTGGTTGATATAACTGGAAGGTTACATTTGCCTGTTGTGCAGCAACTGGAACATCTAATGTCCACTTCTCTACAACACCATTATGACTTGAATCTAGGATTGGAATTATTTGTCCAATCACTACCCATGTAGCAGATGCAATACCAACGTTATAAGCATCTAAACTATAACGTAATTCTAAATGTTCTGCACTTGCAGGATCAGTAACATCTGGATATTCACCACCGTTATTGTTATTACCTACAATAGCATCTATTTCAAATCTAGAAATAGGACCAGCACCACCAAGATTAGATCCATCTACAGGAGAGAATGCAACTGATCTTTCAGATCCAGATGAACTACTACCAGCTCCACTTTCAGAGAACCAAATATAATTCTGTCCTGTATTAAATCCACCAGATGAACCAACAGGAGAAGCATTAGATTCTTTGATTGATACATTACCAACAACACCAAGGAAGGTACCACCTGAAGTAATGGCACCTAATGTCTCAGAAGCCATTGCAAGTGTAGTATAATTTTCACCAACACCTTCAGGTGAGTCAACTATAATATAATCATTTTCTTTAAACCATGGATCACCATTTTCATCAACTGGAGATTGACCTAATGGTAGATAAATCTGATTACCTGTTAATTGACCAAGTTCCTGAGGTTCAATCTGTGGGTTACCACCAATATTAGTGATAGCATCTTGATATTGAATACCACCCCAGTTTCCAGTACCAGCTGTGTCAACAGTACAATACTTAGATGAACTTGTTGCTACTCTATCAACAGTAACAATATCAACATTATTATTGAATAGGTTGTTACCTAAGATACCAGTAGCATGATTAATTTTCTCAGAACCAGATCTTGCTCTGTCTGCAGTAAAGGAGAATGATGCAAATCCACCACATAATTTAACACTAGAGTTAAATCTTGCAGATGCATCAACAACTAGACTGTTTCTAACTCTAGTTGTTCCACCTTGACCAGCAATTGTAATGTCAGAAGCATTAGTAGCAAAATTAAGTGTATTAGTATTACTACTACCACCAAAGAAGTTAACAGTTCCAGCAGTTGTTGTTAGATTTACTGTGTCTTCTAGTTCTCTGGAAGTACCAAGTTGTACATCACCAGCAATTTTAAATGACTTAGTTCTTATCTGAGTATATGATAATGTTTCATTATTACCATATGCACCACCGATTTCTACTTTAGAAATATTGGTGATTGGTGTATTTGGTGTGGTACCTAGATTAATATTACTATGATAACTGTTGCGACCAATATTAATGAATTGATCACCAGTAACAGCATCAACTACATTTAATGTAGCAACTTCAGTTCTCTGATTACCTATTGTAATCGTTGAAGCAAAGTCACCAATATTAAGTGTTCCTATAAATGTGTTATCACTTACAGCATTGAATGTTCCAGATGTCTCAGAAGTTCTGATTTCAGCTGTGGTTCCATCACCATTGACTTCAATGTCACGCTCAAATCTAACATCTTCAGTGAATCTTGCATCACCCTTAACAACTAATGCTCTATCTAATTCAGCATCAGTTACATTAACACCAACCTTACCTTCATTATCTCCACGAGTAGCTTCAGTAATTACTGCAGTCTCAGTAGAAACACGTAATGTAGCGTAATCTGTAATAGTCTCACTATCTCCACCAACAACTAATGCATCATTAATTCTTGCCTTAGTACGTGAAGCATATTGTGTATGTGTTAGGTAATCTGTTGTTCTACGTCCACTGATGTATACGTTACCAACAACATCTAAGTTTGCTTTTGGATCAGTGTTTGTAGGTTCTACAAATGCATTCTTATATGCATCATGTGAAGATCTAACAATTGTGTTAATACCTAACTTGTATTCACCAATCGTTTCAGTCTCAGTTCTTAATGCCTCAGCACCTAGAACACCAACTTCCTTGAAGTTAGCATTAGAGAATTCAATAGTAGGATTAGGTTCGCCAGCAGGAGTATTGGTAAGAATATCCGCCCATGCTTCAAGCACCTGTGGAATTTGATCAATAACTTGGAAGTGAACGTAGTTATTTGTTGGTGAGAATGGATCACCAGGTTTAGCAGCATATACTGTCCAAGTTAAATTAATTCTAGGATCAAAGTAGAAGTTCTTAATTCTAATCTGTGATCCAGATGTAATACCAACCTCACTGTTAGATTTAATAATACCAGTATTAATGTTTTTGAATGAAAGTTTAACAACGTTAGTACCATCAAACTCAATCGTAAAGATATCGTCATTAGATATAAATTCAAAGTAGTTTGCAAGTACCCATGCAATTGATCCATTCTTACCAACTTCAGATCCCTTAAAGAGAACGTCACCTGGTACTGGAAGAACTCCACCATAATTGATAGTTTGTTCTGCACCAATACTAGTTCCACCTTGAGCAATCAATGCAGTTTGATTAGGTGTAATGTTAGAAGCTACACCACTAACTGTATGTGTCTGGAACTTATAAGATTGTCCTTTACCTCTAGCATTGAATCCAAATACAGCAGATCTGATAGTATTCTTACTGATTCTAATATCACCTTCAGTTGGTGGAGAGAATGCAGTTCTATCTAAACCTTCGTCTTGCTCAATTTGACCAAGATCATTTTCTGTACTATCTACATTTGAACGTATGATTAAGGAATCCTTCTGCTGTGTGAAGTCACCATCTTGTACAGAGATAACAACAGGAGATTCAAATGTATTAACTAGTTCTCCTTCTCCACCAATAATTGTAATATTCTGGTTGAATGTTACAGGGGTGTCAAAGGTGGTAACTAGACCTCCAATTGTATCATCCTCGTCACCATCATCTGTAAGTTTTGCTTGATCAATGAATGTTTCTTCACCAGTGATAGCATTAATTCTCTTATTACCAATGTATAGATCACCTTGTGAG